GTATCTTTTGTGATCACTCTGTGTCAAAGAGCATGCAAAGACTGTATGACCCACCTACATCTCATATGGACAGCCTTAGACAACAAGACCCTGATTTTAGAGGTCGAGCGGCATGGGTGTGTGTGAAACATTATGGTGCGGCTCGATACCTTATCCAAACTTCCGGAGTGGTGCCAACATTCGAGCAACTTTACGATTCTTTATATAGAAAGGCCGCCAGTAAGACGTCTTGGTCCGATATGCCTGGTTTTAAGTTCGTGGTTGAACCAGGGAAAGACCCTGTTTTGTGGTTCATTAAAACATTGGATGGGATTCCAATAAGGGTAGATTCCACACTGTATACTAGGTTCAAGGACTTTGTTGCTAATAGTACCATCAGGGTAAGCCACAAATCTACCCGACGGGCGAGGTTCGATGAGTGGTTGGCCGAAAATGCTTGCGATCATAAATCTCAAATCGCCTTTGAGTTGTTCTTACAATTGTAGTATATAATAGCTACTAACATACGCTCTGTTGCTATCAAGTGCGCTCTAGAGCGCTCTTTTAGGTAGCTCCTAAGGTAGCATATATATTAAACTTGGTGCTCGTTCAGAGCGCATCGGACAAAGGGCGACGTACATGGTTGAATTACTTAAGGTCATGGTACATTTTGGCTTTACGATAGTCCGATTTGGATTCGAAATAGTGTTTGTGATTTTAGAGACGATATTGAGGTCCAAGTAATGAAGACGATCGGGCTTTGCATGCTACTATGGGCGTGGATTGGTGGAGGTTGGTACTTCGCAGTTTTGGGTTGGATTATCTTTGAATACGGATCATTGAACGAGGAGGTGTACAACGCTAGAAAAGGTGGTAAAATTCAAACTGTACGCAAATTAGATGATGTTGAAAGCAAGGGGCATTGATCTAAGGTGTGTACAAATTGAAAATAGGTAGTATAATTATACTTGCAAGCAATTAAACAGGCCATCTTGCGGGCCATAACTAAAGGAAAATATCATGACTGAAGCAACTACAGCAACAGCAACAGCAACAGAAGCAGTGGAAAAGAAAGTGAATCCAAACATCATCAATGGCCGCATGCCAGTAGCGGTGGTGGCTCAGATTCGTTTCGGTAACAACAAAGGCGATGCCACTAAGGAATTGGCTGCGATGTACGGTACGACTGTGGGCAAGATCGATGACATCAAGAAGAATCGCAACTTCGCTTACGTAGGTGCGGACTTCAAACCTACACAAGAGCAAATCGACCAAGGTCTTGAATGGTTGAAGCGTCATCCTAAGTACAACGAAGGCTCTGTGGATAAAATCATCACTGAGTTGGAAACTACCCCAGTGGCTACGGCTGAAGAAGCGGCCAAGTTCGAAGCTGATCGCGTCGCCGCTCGTGGCCAAAGCGTAACCACCAAGGACGGTGCGGTGGCTGATGGCGGCGGCGGTAATCGTCGCAAGGCCAAAGGTGAGGCGAAGAGCGAAGAAGCGGCTGCCCCAGCTGAAGGTGCAACGGCCGACGCACTTCTGGCTTAATACCAGAATCGAAGCCGGATGGAACTCCGGCTTCTTTTTCGTTTGGATTCCCCAGCGGGTCCAGGAGTTATTGATGGTTGTTGGTAAAGAGCAGCTAAATGGAAGCTGTTCAGAGTAGCCGGATGCGCTCTGGTCAGCTTATTTTGACTAGTGCGTAGGTATATATTGGTAAAATAATTAAACTGACTGGAGCGATTCTGATGAGAGTAGCTGGATGCGCTCCAGTCAGCGCGAAAGTGATGATGCGTAGCTGTATATTGATGAGAAACTGACGCTGACCGGAGCGCTTATAGATGACTTGGTGCGAAGTAACAAGGGCATCGAAAGGAGGTTGAAGAAACGTAAACGATAATCATTATCACTTAAGTTTGACGCATAAAAAAGCCTCCCGAAGGAGGCTCATGTTAAACTTGTTGGATTATTTGGCTTTTTCGCCTTTTATCATCTCTTGATAGATTACTTTGAAGGTAAATCCCTTACGAGCTGAGTAGATTTGCCCGTAGGATAATCCGAGTTGTTCCGCTGCATCTTTGTGGGAAGCTTCCTTTAAGTCTCCCAACATGATGCGACGCGCATCGTCTTCTGTCATAGTGCGTTCTGATTGTGGACCGCGGTTGCGAGTTGCTTGGGGCGAAGATGCGTTGAGCTTCGTAATTACTTCATTGAGCTTCTCAGCGAGGAGCTTCAAAGTGATTTTATCTTCGATGTTGATGAGTTGGATTTCGTTGGTGATTTCAGCTACTTGGGTTGTGACGTTTTCCATGATAAACTCCTGTTCGTATTTAAGAAATGTGATGTTATCATCACAGTTAGAATTATACTACGCTTTTCAGCTTTGTACAACTCTTCGATCAAGGGTTGTCGATGATTTTCGATTGGAATTCCCAAATCGATCCTCAAAGAGCCCTTAATATATTCAAAATTTCGAAATTTCGAATATATTAAGAACCCCTTTCGGGGTTATACTATACTACACAAATGTTATTGTCACCATCTCTAAATTCAAGAACCTCAACGTTTTCAATCTCATCATCTTCATGATATAATTCATAAACTTTATCCTCAACTTCACTCTCATCAATGCAATAAACCACAACGCTATCTGCAACAGTTTCACCATCAACGTAGTTGATAACTATTTGAGCTTCGAAGTATTTCATTTTCGTTTCCTTCTTAAACTATTGAACATGTGTTTATTATACTGCATTTTTGGAAAAATAGGTGAATTATTCGTAAATTTATATGAATCTGTTGACTAATAGTAAAATGATTCTCTACATTAAAATTAGATAAATGTACACAAGAAAATAATAGTTGACTAAAATAGTAGAGAATTAGAATTGATAATCATTATCATCTAGATAATAGTTGACTAAAATAGTAGAGAATTAGAATTGATAATCATTATCGTTTAGATAATAGTTGACTAAAATAGTAGAGAATTAGAATTGATAATCATTATCGTTTAGATAATAGTTGACTAAAATAGTAGAGAATTAGAATTGATAATCATTATCGTTTAATATAGTTTCATAATATGACAATCATTCTCACAATGTGAAATATGTAAATGATAATCATTGTCGTTGTCATTCTCATAGAGAAATGGGGCCCCATCGGCACCAAGCCCACCGTCCCAGTTTCGGGGGAAATTTTTCAAAACGGGACTATTTGCGACAAATGCATGTATCGTGGCGACGGGCGATGGATTTGGTTATCAGAGAAAAGCACACAGCACCATGCACAAATCCTCGATCATGGTCCGTTGCGTTCAAGCATGTACAAAGACCAGCAGGTCCTGTATAATTTATGCAATATTTCGTGTAAAGGAATAGTCATGTTGCTAGTTACAGGTACACGGAGCAGTGCACTAGTATCAATGCTCCATGCTGAATTTCCAAATTATCACCCGCTGCTAAGTATTGCGCGCATCGCCCATCATGAAGACGCGGATTTGAAATTGCAATTCGAGTGTCACAAGACGATTGCAAAGTACCTCGAACCTGAACTGAAGTCAGTTGAGATTAAGGGAGATATTCGCGAAGAGAAGGTCGTGCGAGTGTCCCTGTTTGACGTCGAAGATGCTGAAGTTCTGTCTACGAGCGAGAAATCGATATCTAGCCGGGAAACAGCTGTGACCTTATCTAACTGGTAAAAGGAGAATTATATGTTAGTGAATCGGTTTTGGAACGAGAGTGTAACGCCTCAAGGCGCGTCTGCCACATTGACTGGGGCGACTCGTGATGTAGGTGTTCAGTCAGGACAGAATCACAGTCTGTGCGCATTCAATGCGATAGTTGTGAGTGACCAAGCTGGTACTATTCGCATTGAGACATCATTGAACGGCTCGACCTGGTACCGTGCCACTGCGGACGTGGCGGTTGGAGTGAATACCCCAGTGGTTTTAAGTGTCCCTGTAGCAAGTCAATTCCATCGGGCTGTTTATGTGAACGGTGCGACGGCTCAGGGTAGCTTCAAGCTTGACACAAGTTACACAGAATCGTGATTCACTTGTAGCTAGAACCAATTAGTGCGCCGCTGACAAACCAGCGATGCCTAAGTACCAGCGTGACCGCAAGTAACGTTGGATTTGCGGTCATCCGCAGTTTTATTTTCATATATTTAGGAGAAAACAATGCCGACACTGATGCGGAACGTACAGGGGTTATTTGATACATTGACTAATGATTTTGTTGGTATTCTTGACCCGATTAGTCGCACTGAGTATTACTTCGAGGTGCAAAAAGGTGGCGCTTACCCAAGTCAGATGGTTGGGGGTAAAGAAACCAAGTTTCAGGTTGTCAATAGTGACTTATCTGGTACTCCTGGCAACGTTACTAATAACAACCCTGCAGGTATAGTAGCCGTTCCAGCAGGTGGCCAGTCTATCACCGTCAGCAACAGTTTGGTAACAGCGGCCTCGATAGTCCAAATCACTTTAATGTCTAACGATGGTACAGCTAAATCAGCAGTCGTCGTTGTTTCTGCAGGTAGCTTCACAATTACCTTGAATGCGGCAGCTACTGCGATAACCAAGATTGGTTACATTGTTATCCTCTAATGACTGAGTTCAAGCTATACGCGAAGCAGCAACGTGCTCTTGTCACACCAGCGAACGAAATCCTATACGGAGGAGCCGCAGGGGGTGGTAAGAGCTATTTGGCGCGTGTTGCAAGCATCGTGTATAGCCTTGAGATTCCTGGACTGATTACTTACCTGTTTCGACGTACCTTCAAAGAAGTCCTTGCTAACCATGTGTATACCCCAGGTGGATACATTGAAATGTTGAAGGATTTGATAGACTCTGGAGATTGTGTATTCTCTAAATCTGACTTTTCATTTACGTTTTACAATGGAAGTCGAATTCAGCTAGCACATAGTCAGTACGAGAGTGACATTTATACCCATCAAGGAGCTCAAATTGGCTTCTTGATCATCGACGAAGCTACTCACTTCACACCCTCAATGGTTCGATTCATACGAAGTCGTGTTCGACTAGGTTCGATGAGCGTTCCGGAGCAGTGGAAAGGTCTTTTTCCACGGATTTTGTACACCGCCAACCCCGGAGGCGTCGGTCATCATTACTTCAAGTCGAATTTTGTCGATATCGGTGCCGGACATGTATTTGTAGCACCTGAAGATGAAGGCTCTATGC